GCCTTTGCATCAGATTCAACAGAGATATCTACCTCGTCATGAATTTGTATGTGAGGTATTATACCATTTTCATATAAAGCTACCATACTTTTTTTAGTCATATCTGCTGCTGATCCTTGTATTAATTTGTTCAATGCTTTGTATGTAAACGCACGTTTAAGCGGTTCATCATATTCTTTTCTTGCCATCTCTAATGGTAATGGTTTGAATACACCAAATTGTACAGGTTGCCAAAGATCAAAGTGACACGCACGACCTAACAAAGTTCTAATCTTACCTCTGTCTTCTGCTTTACGAGTAACATTGTCCATAAGTTTTTTAACAAAAGGAGCTTTAGCATGATATTGTCTAATTAATTTTTCTGCAGATTCTTTCATTAAACCTAGTTCTGCCATTAATTTATTTTTACCCATACCATACATCAGACCTAAATTAATAGTCTTAGCTTGCTTCCGTTCTATGCCTGCCATGTCGGCCACGACCTGGTGGAAATCAGCGTCTCCGGCGTTGTATGCGCCAACAATTTCATCAACTCCCTCTAAATTTTGTAGTTTTGCGTAATGTACTAAAATTCTGGGCTCTTGTTGTGAATAGTCAAATGATCCCCATTTAGTATTATCTTCTGGAATAAATATAGATCTAATCATTGGTCCTAACTCTGGGTGTCTTGCTGGAATCTGTTGTAGATTAGGATTTGACATAGAGAATCTTCCTGTCACCGTTCCGCCTTGATCTGATCTAATTTGATTTATGTCTGCATGTATTCTTCCATTCACTGCATGTTTAGTTATAGAATCTATAAATGTACTATGTGCTTTATTTATTTCTCTAGCTTCAGCTATAGCTTGTGGTAATTCATGTGGGTGGTTTTGTAAAAAGTTTTTTGTAAAGCTAGGTTCGTTTGCTTTTTCTGTCCTGTCGTAGGGTAAACCTAATTTGTCAAATGCTTTTGCAATAGAACGAGCTGCGCTTATCTCTACGTCAACACCTGTTAAGTTTTTTATTTTACTTACAATCTTAGCTTCTCTTTCCATAAGATTCTTTTTTAATTTGTCAGCGTGTTCAAGATCAACTCTTACACCTTTGAATCTCATGTCAACTAAACAAGGAAATAGTTTTGTCTCCAGGTTAAACACATCCATTAGTTCTTGATTGTGTAATTCTGTATTTAATCTTTGCCAAAGTTTTAATGTAGCTTCCGCATCACGTTCAGCATACTCACCTACATACATAGCAGGAAGTTTATATAGTTCTGCTTTAGGATCTACACCATAATCTTTTGCAGCTTCCTCTAAAATTTTTTCGTTCTTACCTATACCTACATAAAATTTAGCCAACGTATTTAATGCATAAGATAATCTATTCTCATCTATTAAAGACGCTGCGATCATAGTATCTACAATCTTACCTCTAATTTTTATACCAGCTTGTCTAAGCCAACAAACGTCATACATTGCATTGTGAAATATAAAGGTAGTTTTCTCTTGATTAACTAATTCCTGGACCCACTCTAAAACAAGCTTTTTGTCCATATTTCCACCACCCTCGTGTCCTATAGGATAATACCCTGACCAGCCCTCTACGGCCACCGCAACGCCTGCAATGTGCCCATTTCCACTCACATTACCTGATCCTAGTGATTTTAAGTGTGGATCACAGGTTTCTAAGTCAATCGCTATTTCTTTAGCGCCTGATAAATCTTTTAGTTCGTGTGGTGCTACCCATTCTGTTTCGGGTGCAAATAGCGGGATCTGTGTTCTTCTCATTCGTAGTCTCTCTCCTTCACCATCTCAAGATAGTGTATTGCTTTATCTATATCTTGTATACCACCCTTTAGAGAGTGCCTACAGATATACTTTATAGCGTTGCCCTCCGCAAAAAGCAACTTGTTTTCGTTGATAAATTCGGCAGGTTGAATCTTCATATTTTTGTAGTGTTTCCCACCTACCTGCTCTTCTAAAGAATCATAAGTTGTTCTTTTAAACATTTCTTTATTTGTCATATTATATAAGCTCGATCAAAATTTTTAGGATCTAACACATGCAATTCACGTTTCGCTCTCGTCGCGCCAGTGTAAAATAATCTGTGTAATTCATCTGGATCATGACTCATAGTTTCTAGTGCTGCACCTGTAAGATCTTGTAACAATAAAACATTGTCGGCTTCTCCTCCTTTTGCTGCGTGTATGGTTGACATTTTTATACGAGGATTTTTATTTATCTGCTCACCATTCGCCCTCATATTACGAATGTAAGTTTCAGTGATGGGATCTAATCCATCAAATGATTCATACCAAACTTTAGAAGTTATTAATCCATGTTGTTCTTGACATTCTTTTAATGTATACTTCGCATCCGAATGCAAAGTTTTACCCTTTTGAAACCCAGGTAAAACATTACTTCCTAAATACTGATAAATATTTTTAATCTCTAAATGATTTAATTGATCACCTTTACGCCAATGTTCCCAATTATTTAATGCCAATAATAATTTTAATGGTACAGAATTTATACCTTTGTATTGAAAATACCATCCTTGAATCTCACACAAATCTTTTGCATCTTCTAAAAAATAATTTGCGGAAGATAAAACTAACCACTCACCTTTACTCATATCTACTTGTGTTATATCAGAATATCTTTTTAACAATCCTTGTTCTTCTCTAGGTTTATATTCTTTACTAAATCTATTCTGTACTTTACTTATAATATTTTGTGATAGTTCGTGAATAGGTCCTCCAGGTATACGATAAGATTGATCTAATACTTTTATGTCATTTACTTCTTCTTTAAGTGCAATGAAGTGATCTACATCTGCACCAGCCCATTTAAATATAGCCTGGTCATCATCCCCTGCTATGTATGTTTTGTTTGCTTTAGACCAAATCTTTCTTACCATCTCCCACTGCAGTAATGATAAGTCTTGAGCTTCATCTATAAACAAAGCTTCAAATTTATTTAATGTTTCTTTTAATAAAAAGTCTTCTATCAAATCATTAAAGTCTTTTAGATTTTTTTCTTTCTTAAATCTTTTTAATTCTTCTGCTAATAAGAATAATGTGTTTCGTTCTATATCTATTATGTTTTTTCTAGAGTCATAGTATTCCAATAAGTCCATACGTTTAACTGCAGCTGTATTTATAATTGTTAGGTATTCATTATCAGAATTAAATGTACCATCTTCTGTAGAATACTTTGCAGTCTTAATAGGTATGCCACATTTTTGTCCAAATTCTTTATAGTCTTCTGTCTTCATCATTTTTTCTTTAGTCATTCCTAATTGATTGAATGCATAAGAATGTAAAGTTCTAAAAAATGGTAAATCATTTTCTATATCTAAACCAAATTTATCTGCAGCTCTGTTAGCAGCTTCAGTTGCTGCTTTCTTTGTAAAAGAAAAATAACCTATTTGTCTAGGCCTTATCCCATCTTTTAGAAATTCGTCTACTAAGTTTAACAACGTTGTTGTTTTTCCCGTCCCTGGTGGACCTAGTATTATTGTCTTCATATTTCTTTAGTTTCCTTTCCGCTATCTGTAGCTGTATTTGTGTTAGTTCTAATTCTTCTGTTAGTTCTTGTATTATTAATCTAAATCTTAAATGCCAATTTTTACCAACATCTCTGTCATAAGTAGGAGGCTTAGACATTAAAAATCCTCTTGTTGATAAGGTATTTTAGAAACTGACGCTTCTAATTTTTTCATTGTTTTAATTTTAATTACTCTAGGTTGTTGTGATTTAACTCTGAGTCTTGTCTCTTCTACAAAGATACCTTCTAATCTTTTTATTAAGTTACCTGTTTTAATTTTATCCATATCCCAGTTATTCTTTTTTAAGAATGCATAGAAGTCTTCCATTCTAAAATATGTAAAGCCGTCTTCTGTGTATGGTAGTTTATTAAATATATCATCTATAGTTCTTGCTGATTGTCTATTGGTTGTCCAATCTTGTAAGAGTCCTGTAATTTCATTAGTAGGATTTAAAGACTCTAATGGTTCTACTTCTTGTAGATTCTGCATTAAAGGTTTTAAAAAATGTTGTTTCCAATCTTTTGGTTTTGGTACAGGCACAACTAAGTTTGCTTGATCTAAACATGCAAGTGCAAACAAAGGTGAGCTGTATAATTGTTCAGTCTTTAATTCTATTCTAGTTTTATCTACATTTAAAAACCATTGTGGTGGTGTAGATGTATACTTAGTTAAACTTCCTAATACTGGCATTTCTTCTTCACCGAATCCTACACCAAATCTTTTTGTTCTACATAAACCCGACTGACATACTGCATTGATAGGTGCATCTTTGCATCTATATTTGTCATAACCTTTTCTGTTTACTGATTTAATTAATTGTTGAACCTCATTATTACTTAATGCTGGGTCCATATATTTTGAATTAGCTTTTACAATTTCATCTTCCCAAGTATCTGGATGTGATTGTTTATAATAAACTGCTATATTAAATAATGCATTGTTTCTGGAACCCTCACCAAAACCTATTGATGCCAATTTGTTTAAGCAAGGGGGTCCTCCAGTAAATGCTTCTTCTATTTTTTTCTCTTCGACTTTGATTTTTTCGACTTCTTCTTTACTGCAACTGTAAACATCATAGAGCTGATAAAATTCCTCAAGTGTACAACTGGAGCCAATATCGTTGATAGCATAACGTAGTCCTTTCATTTGATTGTGGTAAGGTAAGTTTAAGAAGTTACCAGTGTCACCACGTTCCACTAGTATTTCTGTTTGTTTTGGAAATATTTCAGAGCCTTCATAACCAAGTATGACAGACATTTGTTTTAATTTTGATTGCATCAAAGATGCAGGAATGTTTTCTTTTGTAAATAAAAATACGTGAGCTCCGCCTGATTTACTACGGCAGACTATGAGGGGTAATTTATGAAGCCTAATAGTTTTAACGAGGCTAGCGTGATCAAAGTTATATTCGTCAATATCAATGCACCCCCACCTACAATCATTATTTTCTGTAATAGGGATAATCCCAAGGGCTGGTCCTTTTCCTTCAAGATGATTGGTCCAAAGTTCGTCGGTGACGTCTTTACGAACAATAAAGGCTTTGCCTTGTTGCTTACCATTCTCTCCTCTGTCACCGGGTTGGTATTGTCCATATGCTATTGTTAATCCACTAAAAATTTGTTTGAATTTATCCATATATTACATTCTAATTTCTTTGTAAAGGGGATCTTGCGATCCCCTTCAACTAAATTTAGTACGGAGTACTATCTTTAGCTTTCTCTTCTACATCAGCTTTTGTTTGCACGTTTCCTTTAGAGGCAGTACCACTAAAATCTTTAGCCGTAAGGTATAAAGATTTATCGTCCTGTCCCATTATTCTGTCTTGTGCTACCGACCATCCATACCACGAACCTTTGTCGTTCTTTTGTAATACAGATTGTAAGTTATACACAACCCCATGCATTGGAGGGATAGCCATTCCACCTTTACCATCAGGTATTTGTATGGTTTTCATCATAGAATTCCATTTTTTACTGACGTTAAGCTGTGTTGATTTCATTGTAATCAACGCTGGTGTCATCCCACCTGCTTTTGTTTCAACCAAAACATAGTAAGAAGCTGTCTCTTCTAAATAATTACCATTAGGTAATCTAATTTTAGATCCATCTCTCTTACCAGTTTGAATTACCGGACTGTTCGGTAGGTGAACTGCGACTGGAGCACCTGGTCCGTCCCCTCTATCCGACCATTCTGGATAATCCTTTTTGTAATAACAAGGAATAACCTTGATACCTTTCTTACCATCGAAACATTCGCTGGTAACAGTATTATAGATCATGCCTGGTTTAGCACCTTCTATATACTTTGCATCACCATCAGTTACCTGCGGTGATAGTTGTCCTAAGATTCTGACAAACGGTAACGCCATATCTTCTTGCGTCATGTTTTCAAAACCTTTTTGTAGGTCATCACCAAATAAGGCTACTGACCCTGAGCTTTTGTTCATTACTTCATTACTCATTACACATTCTCCATTAGTTATTTCCGGCTTATTTTAGTTTTATCTTTAATCCAAAGACTAAAGCTATCAGAAGGCATGTCCAGGCCGGCCTGTACACGCTCCTGATATAGAGCTGTCAATGTATTCCAAGCCACATCAGATTTCTGCTGTGGTTCAAAACCATGTTCAGCTGCAAGGTTAAGCAATTGCTCCGCCTTGTCATCTTCTCCTTTACCAAAAGATACAGTGACATTGTTTTTAATAATATCACCTAACCCCTGGTCACGAAGCCATTGTAGAGCTTGTTCTCTTCTCAATTCATCTTTAGGAATTGTAGCTCTGAATTCTTTTTTTACAGATACTTTAGATCCATCAGCTAATTTAATTTCTGATAAACCTTGTTCAGCTAATAGTTCTGGTATTACTCTAGAACCTATATCATCTGCTTCTGCTTTTTTAGTTTTTAATTGTTCTTCTAATGCTGCAATTTCATCTTCTTTTTGTTTAAGCTTTACACACTCTGCAGCTATAGTTGTTATTTCTATGTTGTCTAAAAGATCACTTGAATCTTTTAACATCATGTCATTTACTTCACTCATATTTCTACTTTCTAGTTATAAAAGTCTACTTCTAATGGGTAGTATCTACTTTCGTTTCTCTCCCATTTAAGAACATTAAACTTTCCGTTTGTTACATCACTTATAACAATATTGCAAATCCCAATTATAATAGGATCTCCTATTGCTAATAAATAATCTTGTTGTCTAAAATCCTGTAAATTTTTTTTCATCTTTCTTACGAAAGGTTGTGTTGAATATATTGCTTGTGATTCTGGTCCACTATTAGGTAGACAAAAAACTAAATAACCAAAATCAGACGCACTTAAAATATTAATGTGTCTTGGTGGTTGTTGTGCAACATAAACAAATTTTTCATCAGGATTATTTTTATAAAAGTCTAAAAATTCTTTTAAAGAATCTGGTTTATATAATTCAAATATTTTATTTTTCATTTCTA